AAGTGGTGACTTGCCTTGCTTCCATGCTTGAACTGCAAAGTATAAAGCCATCCAAGACTTACCAATTCCTGGATAGGCAAGAAAGACTCCTAGTTGTCCTGGCATAATTCCAGATGGAAGATAGTTGTCAAATCCTGGAAGGTTTGTTTTAATTCCTATCTGACCAGTTTCTTTTTGTTTCTGAACCATTTCATAGTATGCAACGGCAGACTCAAGATCTGTTGCATCGATATCACGAATTGCAGAAGTATTCTTTTTTAGTTCTGATGTCTTTGTAATAAGATGTTCAAGTGCTTCTCCACCATTACCGCTTTGCACTTCTCCTGCAGCATTACGTAAAATGTCTTTTAGGCTATCGTTAAGATATTCTGTTTGTAATTCTGCTAGATGATGCTTTGTCGCTCCAATACCAGGAACAGGTTCAAAGTCTCTAAACTTTTCTGTAACTAGGTCTGCTGGTGGTAGGCATTGATTATTTTCAGAGTACAAACGAATAAAGTTCCATACGTCGTTGTGCGTTCTTAGTAATGTCTCAACATTTGCTTGAAGTAATACGTGAATTTGCTTATCTTGCAATACTGCAGAAATTAACTTTGCCTCTGTATTATTCACTTAACCACTCCCTTGCTAATTTTCTTCGCTCTTCACGTTCTCTTTTGTCTTGCTCTACTTCTGCTTTTCCGTTAATAATCTTTTCTGCATTATATGCAAAATAATTCCATGAAGGTTCTTGTGAAATACTAAAATAATATTCAAGAATATCATAGCACTGAGCAATTCCATATGACTCTACAAGGGCATCAGCAGCCCACTGCTCAACGTTTAGATTCATGTTAGACTTCTGCTCATACCTCTGCAGGTAAAACTTGTTAAACCTACTGAGCAAAGCCATTCGGTCTTTGCGCTCAGCCATTACTCTGAGATTTCAGATTTTGCTTCTTGAATCTTTTCTGTAAGTTTATCTTCTACAAACTTATAGACACGACTAAAAGCCTCATCTACATTTTCTCCATCACGCTTTGAATCTACAATACCCAGATCAAGGCGTAGTGACTGAAAATTTCCTAGATTAAGTGTATATCCAAGTGTTACAGATACCTTTGTGTTATCGTTTTCCATTATCCACCCATTCAATTATTAAATAGACTCACTCCACACTGGAATAAATCGTCCATCTTCTGTCTTCGTATATGTAAGTATACCGTCTCCCATTCGCCTTGTCAACTCTTGGCTTGTAGGAGTCATGTTGTTTGTTATTAATTTGTCTTTTCTTGGCTGTCCAATATGTATAGTTGAAAGTATAGCACAAATCTCTCTAACGTGATCTTCTGAGTAGTATGCTCTTATTTGAAAACCTGTTTTACCATCAATGCTAGATCCAACTGGTGGAGGAATCACTCCTCGTTTTATTAATCTTGGCATATATTTTCTATGACGATTAACTAACTTAGCAGTCTCTGCAATTGTATATGCTCTTTTTCTGTTTCTTCTAAAGTCAGAACGGAGACAGGTCTCTAGCCTATCTTTGTTAATATTATAAACAGTTACCATACCTGTTGACCTAGAACTGTGATGAAGTCTTACTAAGTCTCCATTAAGGAACCATATCTTTTTACCACCAGAAATTACAGGTTCGCTATTATATGCTTCGCTCTGAATTTTTCCTTTTGCAGTAACCATTTTCCCTCCACAGATTCGCTAGGTGGATGGTAAAATTTTCTATTTCCACACTTGACACAATATGTTTCTAGGTGATCTATGTTTGAATGTATTCTATCAACAAACATTTTTCCTTCACATCTTTTACAAGTCATGTTAGTTTGGCACTCCAATTGCAATAACATTAACTCCAACTGAGGCTGTTCCAGAAGTTCCAAACTTTACAATAAACTGAACTTCGGAAGTTGTTATTGAGGTTATTACAACGCTTGTGTTTGATCCAGCAGTCGTACCACTGATATTTACAATTGATGCAGTAGCAATTGGAGGAAACTTAAAGTTAGAAAATGTTACAGAGTAAGACTTTTCCTGACCTGCAGTTACTGTTTCATTGTTTGCAATTGACTTATATTTTCCAACAAACTTTGTGTCTGAAGTTTTTAGACTCTTTTTTTCTGCTCCAACTACGTCAACATCAGTGTAGTTATATGTTGCATCAGAAATAGATGTAGAGAGGTCATTAACAGCCTCTGCTAACTGATAAATATATGTAACATCAAGAGGTTGACCTCTTTCTGGTAGTGGTACTTTTGCCATTTTATTCCTCCTATAATATTATACCAAAGACACTGTGCCAGAGTCAAAGATATTTAGTGCTGCTTTAATTTCTTTTTTTGATGAAACGATTTGAACCTTTACTCTGACCGTTGTAGTCCCAGTTTTTAAAAATGAATATGAATGTACCTTTGATTTTCCATGATAAAAAAAGTCGCTTGAGTCAAACTTAACAAAGACATCGTATTCTGGAAAATCATTTTGGTCTTCCCATACTGCTGTAATTACGTTTCCTGCCCTAGATACTGCCCCACTTGTTACAACAAGGTCAACTCCGTCAGAGTTATATATTGGAGACCAGTGAGATGTTCTGTTTTTATCTTCAGAAATAACCCTATATCTTGTATTATATTTTAAGGTATCAGAGTTAATTGGTGGCAATTCTGATTTTAAAATTCTTGTTTTTTTAATATTTGCATCAGCCATTATGTTACACCAATAGAAAATCTAAACTCAATATAGTTACTTGTATTTGGTGATTTGATAATAGTTGTAGCAGTATCATTTTTAATAACTGAATAACCTGTTAGTCCATATAAAGGATTTGTTGTTGCAATGTTTTCAAGTCTCAAAGCATCTAGTGCAATATAATAATCAGGGGAAGGAAATGGTCCACCAGTTCCAATAGAGTCAAGAACACATGCATAGATCTTAACAACAGTAACTGCTTCCCAAGTAAAGTTTTGAGTTGTATAAAGTTCTTGTAGTTGTTTCTTTACTACAAAATACCTATTTGTTTCAAAGTCATATCCATCAACATCATGTTCAATATCAACCTCAAACCTTGCATAAACATCTGGATCGGCAACATCAGTGCCTGCAAAGTCAATTAATATTCTAATTGTCTCTGGAACTGATACAGAGTCTCCATCTTTACTAACTAAAGAAAATGCAAACCTTAATTCATCTGTTGGAGAGTTTTTAGAAAAATCAACATTTGGTGCAGTTAAGTGTATATGGTTTGATCCTGGCTCAATAACAATATGGTCAACTCCACCAGATCCACCACCATCTAAACTTAAATCTGAATCGTCACCTTGAATCAATATGGTGTTATTTAAAAACCTTGCACGCTCATATCTTTCAAGTCTATTTGTTTTATAGAAAATAGAGTTATCTGCATTTGTTTGAAACACATTGTCTGTTGCAATAACATTATCATCTTCTGGATCATCTAAAGGAACTGATATTGTTGGTATTGCAGTTGCTGCAGAGGCGGTGTGATGAACCCAGGTTTCTCCCTGTGCAAAGGAAAAGACAGTCTTACTGTCGTTAGCACCAGCAGATGGGTTTGATCCTGCAGAGTATAGCCCTACCTCTGTTATTTCATATCTTTCTTCTGTTGGTAGTTCTGCTGTTAGGACTATCTTATCTATACCGTTTTCATTTATAAAACCTCTAGAGGAAATTGGTACTCTAAACATTTCAAAATCTAGATTTGTTTTTGTTGCAAAGTCATCAGCAACATCTTCTGTCTGTAATGGCTGTGGACCGCAACCTACTGCAAGATATGAAGCATACGCAGGAGCCTGCCCTAGCATATATTTTCCGATTATACTCTTACCTTTATTTGTAATCATGATACAGTCTCTCCAAAGTTCGCTTCATATATTGTACCATTTATGGCGATTTGAACCTCTATCTGTTCATCATTATTCATATTAACAGTCTCAATAATTAGATCTCCAGTTGCCTCTTCAATATAAACATTTTCACCATTAACCCCATTTCCCTCAAGAGGAACTTTTTCTTCAAACTTAATTGCAAAGTTAGCAAAATATGTATCTGAGGTAGACTGTAGCCTTAAAATATTGTTTGGGTTATATCTTTGCTGTACTAGCCCAAGATTTTTAATTGGAGAATAAGATACTCTTTGACCGTTTATAATGTCATTTCTAGCAACGCTTAGTAACTCATGACCACCAATATCTTCAAATATTAAGTCTGTCATAATTTCTACAGACATAGATTGATCATCAAAAAGAACAGTGTCTATTGGCGCAGTCTTGGTTGGGGGTGTAGAGTATGCCGTTACTACTGTTGCGTTTGACGGAGTTTGTGGAACTGGAGATACTGTCATTTTAAACCTCACTCAAATAGATTGTCATGTTTGGTCCACTTTCTGATCTTTGATACTCTATATTATAAACTACAAACCTAGAAGAATCTTTAGAAACTAAATCTAAACCAGAAGAATCTTTATAGTTTATAGTAACGATATCCCCAAGTTGTAAGGTTGGAATACTAAATATGTTCATTCCAATAGACTTTTTAGGTACCATCAACTTATTAATAATCCAGTTCATCATTGCATCTGCATCATCTTGTGTTTGTATATATGGGCTATCAATGCTAAATTCATTTTTACCATAGGTTAGCCTACTTAACTTTATTTCATCGTACCTTAATTTTTCAACTAATGGAGAGTATGTTAGCGTACTTCCAACTAGTTCTGGGTCAGATAAATTACCACGCTTCTTAAAGAATTCATCTACAGTTAATTCATGCGTTGTATCTTGTGTAAATGTAATTCCCTGAATTCTTAAAAAATTTCCAGTTGTTTCATCTAAGTTTAATGCTTTATCTGTTGAATTAAATATTAAAAATTCTGCACCATATGAGTCTGCATAAAATCCAGATGTTGTATAACCTTTTATATTATTAAAGGTTGGTGAAAGTTTTGCATAAAGTGCTGGGTATGCACGATCATACTTAATATCAAAATATGCACATTCACGCATAATAGAGCCAAACTCTTCAAAATAAATGTCATACTTTGGTGGCTGCTGTGCACTAATTCCAGATAGATATGTTGACTGAACAACACCGCTTATTGCATACTTTCTAAATGACTCCGTAACATCAATGTCTTTATCCCCAAAAACCTGACCCAAAGTTTCATTAACTGTAAATACGGTATTTTGACTATAGTTTTTAGATAATGCGTATATGTTTTCAAACATACATTTTGAAGAACCACGAACAAATAGCGCCATATTATTATATGTTGGCAGTGGATCTATATCATCTACAACCTTAATTAGTTGGTTATTTATATATAAGTAGAATCTTCTAGTATTGCCAATATCAATATACTCTACTGATAAATCATATACCGTTGAATTTTCTTCTCCCGCAAGCCTTTGCTGTCCAGTAAACTTTCCATCATCAACAATAATCTTTGATATTCCACCCCAAAGTTTTACTGGTATTGCGTTTGAGTTTGATGAATCTTTTTTAATTTTATAAAATACAACATTGTTTACTGAAAACTCTGCATTATTGTTTTCATCAACCTTAAGGTATGAGTTTATATTATCTTCAGTAAGTGCAACAATCTCAAAATAATATCCATTATTTGTTTCTGGATTTAATAAAAATGCAAGTCCTCCAGAACCACCACCTATGTTTATATTTTGATCTGGCTGATTTCCAGATAGTTGATAGTAGGTAACGCTTCCGTTTGGAGACTGAGTTCTAGTTGTATTGTTTTCAATTTTACCAATAATTCTCATTCTAGTTCCAAAATGTTTATATGCATTATCCAAAGACTTAGATACATAAGATACAAAATTTAAAGGACTTTCTGTTGTTTTAAAAGATGGACCATTAAAAACTAAGGCCGATGATTGGATTGTTCCCGATTGTGTTGATGGCAAATTATTTACTTCTGTTTCATTTAAATAACTTGTAGCCATAAAATTCTTTATGATGCTATTTCTTGTTGATTGCTTTGCAACTGTATTATTTATTCCTGCTGCAGCAACTGTTGTATTGGGAAGGGTAGATAAAAGGTTAGCATCTAATTTTGTGCTAAACAGATATTGGGACTGCATGTTTAGTCCACGAACATTATCATTATTTGTCCAATAGGTATTTATGCCAGCAGAATGTGAAACTATCTGCGTTCCAAATTGCCCACGTCCATGATCAACAACCGCACCATTTTGCAATCTTGTTATTCCATTTACTGTTTCATAATTTGGAGTTGCATAAATTCTAACAAGACCTGTAGGGTATATTTTTCCATTAAATGGTATTGATGAAAAATACTTTTGGTACTCTTGATTACTACTAATCCAGACTTTTCCAGTTCCAGTAATATCAAATTCTGAAGCATCATATCTAATAACTTCTCCGTTAGAGTATAGGTATCCGTTATACCTTGTTAGCCAATAAACATTTTCTCCAAGGTCTATAATGTTATTTGTAATAACATGTCCTTCTACAACTGGTGGAGTTCCAACTAAATCTGAATTTAATGGCATTGCTCCTAATACATAACTACCTTGCTTTGAAGCAAGTTCATTTATTGTTTTTGTATTTTCTGTTCCGCTAACTTCCCACAAAAGTGATGGCTTATAGATCCAAGTTTTTTCTTTATCAATCATTGTTGATTGGCGTATTGAACCATAAGATCTTTGAATATATCTAGTTGTATAATTAATCTTTCCATCATTATAGATTTTTTTATCTTGTGATGCTATTGCAATAATATTAGGAAGATTTCCAGAAGTAGAGTTTTCAATCACACCAGAGTCAGTCTGATTGTTAGATCCAGATAAAACAAAATCTGTTTCTCTTTGACTTAGTGTAGGCATTAAGTAATCCTTGCTCATTACCACAAAATTATTATATTCATCAAAGAACATTGCACTCTGAGTTGATACCGCTAATTGATTTAAAACTTCTGCAACATTTTGATCTGGTGCAATAAAAAAATATGGAATTATGGGATCTGCCTCATCTGCCACACGTTTAAATGTGTAATTACTAAATCCAATATAATCAAGAAGCATTGATATTGCATAACTTAGTGATGTTTGTGTTGTAAGCAATCTTGGTGCTGGCATTGACTCTAAAAAGAAATAAAAATCTCTTAACTCTATTGATAGTTTTGCTGCAGTAACATCTGCTTGAGGAAATCCTTCTGAGTATAATGTCTTAATTGGAACAGAGTATTCGTCACCATCAACATTTAAAATTGATTCATAAAAAACAAACTTAATATTTTTTCTAATATAGTCAGCAACTATGCTAGATAAATTATTTTCGTTAAATGCTTGATCATCGTCAAACAAGGAAAGTGTGCCAGTAGATGCAAGTAATTGTCCAACTGGAAGAGATGTATTTCCTATATCAGATAAAATCTTTTTAATGTTAAAGTCTATAACCTTATCTGATATGTTTACAACCAGTCTAGGAGACATTTCAATTAAATCAAATGTTGAATCAAACTTGTTCATTGTTTCTGTTACTACTCTTATTCCACGAACATATGCAAACTCTCTATAAGTTGTTTGATTTTGTGCATCATTAGTAAATAGTTCTGGATTTGTTAAATCTGTAACAAGTTTTGTTGAACGATTTAATACTCCAGAACCAAGCATCCACCCATATTCTGGAATAAAAGAATCATAAACCTCATTTGCTTCATTCCAAATATAGAGCACTCCACGATCATTGGTATTTTCAATTACTAAATATCCATCTCCATTAAAAGACTGCTCTGGCAACAATGTTATAGATGCTATTTTTTCAACAAAAGTATAAGAAGATTTATATGCATCTGGTATCTTTATTCCATATTCTAATTCAACATAACCATCCTCTGGAATAATTGCAGATGAATCATCACGAACAGAGTTTTCATCAAAAGAATAAGCATCAGTCCAATTATTCTCATCTAAGTATTGTATTTTCCATCTCACTGGAGTGGTTTTATTTGAGTCTCCATAAAATGGATCACCAGTTCCTCCAAGTTGTGTACTTAATGGTCCAAGGTCAACAGTTCCAACATTTGTTTGCATTTTTACTACAAGTCTATTTGCTGGAACCTTTTCTTTATAAACTACAAATGGAACAGCATCATCAATATAATTTAAACCATTTGATATGTTTTTAGCAATTCCTCTTTCAATATTTTCTTCTGTTCTAAATGATGACCAGTATCTGAATTGATCATATCTTGATGCCATATAGTATCTTGGTCTTTCTGAAATTGATACACCAGAGTTTGCAAAATATTTATTATTAAAATAAGATGCTTTATTAATTCCAGAACGTGGTCTAAAAGGTTTTATGCAGTCTTCTAAAGAATATACCATCTTCATTTTTTCTTTAGTTGATGTAAACAATTGCGGTACTCCAGAGTTATCAAACCCACCATCTATAACTACATCTGCATCAGTTGCACCTGTATAGTAGTTTCCTTCATCTAAATTATCAAAAGTTAATGGAAGTGTTCGGTATTGAACATTTGATCCAGTAGGTCTATATCTATAATTTCCAAGTTTGTATATATTATCTGGCATATTCATATTCCACTCAGCCAAGACTAATGACTGTAAGTTTACGGTTGAAGATGTTTCTAAATGTGTCTTTAATGTCTCACTAACAAACATTTAGACCTCTTCCAGCGATACCGAAATATTCCAAAGATCGTGGTTTGATCCACCACGTTTTACAACAGAGTAATTAAAGTCTGTTATATAAACCTGCATTATTTGATTGTATTGTGCAAGATGTCCATAGTCTGCGTCATCCTTACCAAAGTTTGAATACTTGTCATATGCTAAAAACATCCAAAAAGGTCCTGTATGGTTTTCATACCAGTCAAGCAGTTCTACTCCACCTGCTCCACCATCTGAAGTAAACTCTCCAGTTGTATTTTTGTCAGGGGATAAACCAGTAGACAAAAACCCTGCATCCTGAAAGTATGACCTTGATGGTAAATTATTCCAGGAAACAGACATTGTTAGTTTGTCTGCTATATGGTATGAACGCATACGTCCATTAATGGTTCTTTGTCTCTGTTCAATTCTTGTTGGTGTAAAATTTAATTCCCCACGATTATGGTCTGAAAGAATAAGAAATTGATTAATTAGATCTGGATCTGTGGAACCTGCAAAGTTACCTTGTACTTCATAGCCATCTGGCAGGTATACCCCATCAACGAGTGTGCCAGGGTTCTCAGACCACAGCAGGGCTTGGGGGCGCTGATACCTACGTCTACCTGTTAAATACGCTGCTGTAGCCATTTAGCCCCTCTGTGTCCTAATTCTCTGTGAGTCAACTTGTCTAATTTGTGTCATAACGACTCTTGCAATATCCTGTGGATTTGCATCAGATTTAACATTGACGTTTAGATTATAATTATACACCTTTTCGCCTTCGTATGA